TAAATCTTTTTCATGGAATCCAATTAACTCAAACTCAAATGCTTTAAATACCAGAGCTACAATTATTTCAAATGCACCAACTAAATCAGTAATGTCATTAGTTTCAGACAGAGATAGACATCTAGTTATGCTTGGAACTGAAACAACAATAGGAGATCAATCAACACAAGATAAAATGTTTATAAGATTTTCAGATCAAGAAAATATAAGTGATTATGCACCGACATCAGTAAATACAGCTGGAACTTTTAGACTAGACTCAGGTACTAAAATAGTAGGAGCAATTAAAGGTAAAGATTATACTTTTATTTTGACTGATAATGCTGCTTACGTTATGCAGTTTGTTGGTCCACCATTTACTTTTTCGATAAGACAAGTTGGATCAAACTGTGGATGTATTGGACAACACGCAATGAAATATGTAAATGGTGCTGTTTATTGGATGGGTGAGTCTGGAGGATTTTTCGTGTTTGATGGTACGGTTAAATCACTACCATGTGCAGTTGAGGATTTTGTTTTTACAACAAAAAACGGAAATAATTTAGGAATCAATTATTCAGCTGGTGAATCAGTTTATGCTGGTTTAAACCATTTATACGAAGAGATATGTTGGTATTATCCAAAAAATAGTTCTGATTTTAATGACAGATATGTTTGTTTTAATTATCAAGATGGCACTTGGGTTACTGGATCATTATCTAGAACAACATGGGCAGACGCAAATCTTTATGATAATCCGTACGCTACAGAATTTACTTCAACAGGTGTTGGAACTTTTCCTACTGTACAAGGTGTAACAAATATAAATGGATCAACGAAATATTATGCACATGAAGTTGGTGTTGACCAAGTTGATACATCAGGTAATAAAACTGCAATACCAGCTTTTATAGAATCTGGGGACTTTAGTTTAAACCCTGATGGAACAAGTGCTGAGTTTTTTATGAGTATGAGAAGATTTGTACCTGATTTTAAAACTATTCAAGGCAATGCTCAAGTTACAATTTTACTTAGAAATTTTCCTAGTGATACTGAAGCTTCATCTCCTTTGGGACCATTTACAGTTTCAGGATCAACACAAAAAGTAGATACAAGAGCAAGAGGAAGATTTGCTAGTTTGAAAATCGCCAATACTTCAACTGATCAAAATTGGAGATTTGGTACTTTTAGAGCAGATGTACAATTAGATGGAATGAGATAATGGCTAGAGTAGATATTGTAATACCTGAACCTACACCAATATATACTGAAGAAAACCAAAGACAGGTAACTCAGTCTTTACGAACGATGCAAGATAAGTTAAACACTTCTTATCAACAAGAATTAAAAAATGAACAAGATACTTTTAATTATTTTTTATCATGACTATTAGATACAAAAGCGATACATTTAATTTAGACACAACTAACGTGACTTCTATTTTAACCTGCCCAAGTGATGCAACAATAATTGTTAAAAATATAGAAGCAGTCCATAACACAGCAAGCAATGTGGATACTGATTTATTTATTAGAAAATCTGGTGCTGGTTCAGATATACAAGTTGCACATAAACAATTAAATAAAGAAACTTTTAATTTTGCATTAGAAACCATAAATTTAGAAGCTAGTGATATTCTAAAAATGCAAGCTGACACTGCTAATGAAATTTCAGGATTAGTAAGTTATGCCTTAATAGATAGATCACAGGAAAATGGCTAGACAAAAATTTGTAAATTTTGTTCCACGTCCGAAGCCTCCCAAAAGGCCAAGAAGACATAAAAAAAGACTTAACAAAAGTGAAAAACGAAGTTATAAAAGATATAATAATCAAGGTAGGTGATGTATTTTCCGATAACTGTTATAGATAATTTTTATAACGATTTTAATAAAATTTTAAAATATGTAAACACTTTAGAGTTTTATGAAAAAACCCAACACACAATGCCTGGCTTGCAAACGGAAGATTTAAAAAATTTTAATATAAATTTATATAAAGAAGTTATAAGTAAAGTTCTTGCTACTTATTATAATCGATTTACAATTGAGAATATAAATTTTGAATGTCGTACTTCATTTGAAAAAATGATTCCTTACGGTGAAAATTATAACAAAGAAGGTTGGATTCATTCAGATGATACAAACAAATTATCAGGTATTTTATATTTACAAGGAGATGCAGATGATGGCACTTCTTTTTACAAAAATAAAAATGTAGGAATGTTTGATAAAGAAAAATTAAAATATAAGCATGCCCTTTATGGAGGAGAATCAATAAGTCCAGATTTATATAATGAAAATTTACAAAATCACAACTCACAGTTTGAACAGATATTGAATATAACTTGCATTCCAAATAGATTAGTGCTATTTGATTCTTCTATGTTGCATAGAAGTAATGGTTTAGGTAAAATAGAAAAACCAAGAATTATACAAACTTTTTTCTTTGGTTCTATTTTGGCAGATAGTTTTCCTATTCCAGAAATTAAAAGATATTAAAGAGGATGTAATGAATAATTTAATTAAAATACCAGCGGTTGCGAAAGAGATAATAAAAAATAAAAGAACAGGAAAAGTTTATGATAGTAAAAATCATTTTGATGCTGATGTTGCTGATCCCAATACTGACACTACTGTGGATGATTTTAGACAGGACTTAGAAATTAAAGTTACACGAGCTGGTAGTATTGGTGCAAAAACAAAAGAATAATGAATCCAAGAGGCGCAACAGAAATACAACATGAATTATTAGAAAAATACGTATCAAAAGATCTACTAGATAAATTTCAAATATGCACCTCTATTCCAGGAAAAATTCCTCTAGATCCGAACAAAATAAATATTCTTTGGCAAAAAAATTCTTGGGATCAACCTAACTTACAAAGTTTTTTTAGAAACAAAGATAGGCATCATGAATATGATTGGTATGTATTTAACTCACATTGGTGCTATGAAAAATTTAGATATTTTTTTCAAATACCTGAAGACAAATCTATTGTAATTAAAAACGGTGCCCATCACTTTCCAAAAAGAAAAATTTACAAACAGGGTGAACCGATAAAAATTATACATCATTGTACTCCTTGGAGGGGGCTAAATGTATTATTGCTCGCCATGCAATATGTAAAAAATAAAAATGTTACTTTAGATGTCTACAGTTCTAATGAAGTATATGGCAGTGAATTTGCTAAAAGAGTAAATAAAGATACAGAAGATTTATTTGAACAAGCTAAAAAATTATCTAATGTAAATTACATTGGTTATAAACCAAATGAATATATTCTTGAACATATGACAGATTATGATTTATTTGTTTATCCATCTATATTTGAAGAAACCTTTTGTGCATCTGCATTAGAGGCTTTGGCTTCAGGCCTACATGTAATTACTACAAATTTTGGAGCTTTGCCTGAAACATGTGCAGAATGGCCTGTATATGTAAATTATACAGGAAATTTAAAACTATTAGCTGTTTCCATAGCTAGTGCAATAGATGCAGCAGCTGAATATTTACACACAGATCAAATACAAAATCATTTAGATGAGCAACAAAAATACTATAAAAAATTTTATCATTGGGATATAAAAGGTGTTGAATGGGAAAATTTTTTGAAAGGAGCCTTAAGTGTCAAGCAATAAATATATAAATGAAGATACCTATCAAACTTTACAAGAAGTCAACATTGAACCTCAATCTAATTATGAAAAAGCAATTGAACCAATGTGGAAAGAAAATAAAGATGAATTTAAGGATATAGAATTATTTGTTGCAACGCCTGTACATAGTGAAGTCTCTATTCATTACACTCAAGCTCTTATAGAGTTTCAAAGAGAGTGTTTTAATAAAAAACTTAAAGTCTCTTTTCATTTAGTAAAATCATCTTTAGTCACACAAGGTAGAAATTTATCTGTAGCTGGATTTCTTGAATCAAAAGCTACACACTTATTATTTATTGACTCTGATATTTACTTTCAAGGTAAATCTATATTTACAATGCTTAAGGCAGATAAACATATTATATCTGTGCCTTATCCTTTAAAAACTTTGATGTGGGAAAAAGCTTTTAAAAAAATGCAAGAGGGTAGAATAAAATCTGCAGATGATATTAGGAGAGCTTTACATACGTATCCTATGAAAGTTCCTGATCCTGATAATATTAAATTAAACAAAGGTGTTATGGAAGTTACTGATTCTCCAACGGGATGTATGTTAATTAAAAGAGAAGTTATAGAAAAAATGATAGAAAAGTACCCTAATAAAGAGATTGTACAAAAGACAGTAATAAATGGAAAGTATGTAAATAAACCAAACATGTGGAATTTTTTTGATACATTACATGACCCAAAAGAAAAGACTTACAATGGAGAAGACTTTGCCTTTTGTAAACTATGGAGAGACTTAGGTGGTAAATGTTATGCGTATGTAAATGACGCTATCGTCCATGTTGGAGAACATCAATACCAAGGCAAGTTTTACGATGAGTTGATATCAACCAAGTAAAATGGTAATATATGCTATTATTAG